CTATTGCAGGGTTGAGTCCTCAATTTTAACTTCAAGTTCGATACTGGTCGTATATCCGCTGTCAGCGGTCAGGCTATGCGTCAGCGTTGTAATGATCCATTCTCCCGCATCAATCTGCTGCTTGAACCCGTTTACCTTCACCGGCATTTCCGTGTAAAGCTCTGCGCGTCCCTTCGCCAGCTGGATTGAGAAGGTTGCAACACCACGCTGCAGGCGTTCCCACTGCATTTTGGCCGCCCGTTCGGCGTTGCCCCGGTTCGCGTAAGTGCGGCTCAGTACCAGCACGTTCTCGTCCGTGCCGATAAGGTAATCCCCTTGCTTCGCCTCCGGTTCCTTCTTTTTCTTCGGCGTGGTTTTACGTCGCCTGCGCTTCACCTTAGCCACCGGCTTCTTTGCCGGTTCGCGGGTATGCAGCCAGCTGGCAATCACGCCGGTGTATGCGTCCCGGTCCGCCAGGGTGAAGCGGTGACCGTCCCCGTCCCTGCGCTGAAGGGTGATAACAGGCAGCGCTTTGCCGCTTGCTGTTTTTCCCTGCCCCTGACGGATAAACAGCAGATTACCGCCCTTGACGCAGGCCACCGCGCCGCACTGTTTAGCCAGGCGCATCAGAAAACTGGCGTCTGATTCATTGGTCTGATCAAGATGATCTATTTCTGTTGCTGCCATGTCCTCACCCATCGCAGCCTTCAGTTTGTGCCGCCCGGCGATATCCCGGACAATTTCGCCCGCAGTGGTTTTGTGCCAGGATTTCTCCCGCTTCGTGTTCAGTGTCTGCCGGAAGTCCGCGCTGCGCGCCCGCAGCGTCAGGCGGTCAGGTGTGCCGCTGTGCTCGATCTCGTCAACCGTATAGCTGCCTTTCGGAAACAGTGCCTCACCCTGCCAACCCAGCGCCAGCGACAGCACGACGCCCCGGCGCGGCAGCTGCAGCTGGCCGTCCGCGTCGTCCAGCTCGATGTCCAGCTGGTCCGCCTCAAAGCCCCGGTTGTCGGTAAGCGTCAGGCTCAGCAGGCGCTTTTCCAGCTTCTGCGTGATGTCTGCGCCGTCCATCGTCAGGCGGAACGCAGGTGAGTTCTGCTGGCCGTTAATCCACGGGCTGGTCATCATGAAAATAATCCTCCCGCTGCGGCGCTCACCTTACCGGCGGCGGTGGCGGCTGCGCCCTGCATGGCAGACAGCTGATCGCTGAGGCTGCCAAACATCTCGCCCAGCGATTCATCGGTGCGCTTCAGCGTCAGCGTGAATTCAATGCGGCGGCACACACCGCTGCTGAAGAACTCCGCTTTGGTCTGGCTCAGGCTTTCAATCACGAACATGCCGTAAATCGTCCCGCTGCCCTCGATAAGCGGCCACGCACGGCCCAGCTCCGCAATCTGCTCCAGCGCGAACAGCGACAGCCTGCCGCCGGTAATCTCCGGCAGCAGCACGCCGGAAAGCGTCAGCGTGTCGTTGTCCGGGCCTAAAAACTGTAGCGACGGCCTCACGCCCACGCGACTGTTTGACGGGAAACGCCAGCTGCGCTGATACTGCAGTTCCTGATAGAGCACCGTTTTTAGCATGAAAACAAATAAGCCCAGCGTCATCATCATTCCTCAAATCCTCCCCTGTCCCGGTAACTGCTGCGGGCGCGGGCCTGCGCCTGCCGCTCTTTTGCCTCCAGCCTGCGCATCACCTCATCAACCAGGTCCTGCTGGCTTTGCCCCGGCTGCTGCACAATGGTGAAGGAGGCGTGAATCTGCGGCGCAGCTCCCTGTGCAGCACTGCCACTCATGCGCGGTGCTTCCTGCCGGTACGCCTGAACCGGCAGGCTGAGCGGGTGCAGCGGCTTAGCCTCCGCCGTCGCTCCTGCACCGCCCAGCGTCAGCGCCGCCAGTGCTGCCAGCCGTGCAGTGCTCCGGCGGCTGGTCACGTTCGCCGGACCGCTGACCAGTTCCGGCCCGTTTTCACCAGCAACGCCGAACTGCCCGGACGGAATAAAGCCACCGCTGTCGTACATGCCCGCAAATCCGGGGAACCCGCCCGGCGGCAGGGATACACCGCCGCCTGTTTTTGCCTGCGCCGCGCGCGGCAGCGGCGGCCCGCCGGACTTATCGGCGCCCGGCTTCAGGAAGTCCGGCAGGTAGTCGGTCAGTGACGACAGCTTATTTTTAATCGCATCCCATTTCTGGCTGATACCCGCCATCAGGCCGTCAATCATCTGTGAACCCGCTTCCTGAAAACGCGCGGGCAGCGCCTTCGCGTCGGAAACAATCTCCCCCCACTTTGTGCTGATGTAGGTGCGGATCGCGGTCCAGATGCTGCTGACCTTTGTGCTGATAGCGTCCCACATGGCGGCAAGTTTCGGTCCCAGCGTGTCCCAGTTCTGCCAGATAAGCAGCGCCCCGGCGGCAATCAGCCCGATAACGGCCAGAATCGGGTTTGCAAACATCAGCCGCCCCAGCCACAGCACGCCGTTCCCCACGATACCGATGGCGCTTTTAATCAGCCCGAAGGCGCTGAATGCTTTTATCCCCAGCACGTTAAAGCTGAGTCGAAGCAGCGCCATCGGACCCAGCACAGCTGCAAGGCCGATCATGAGCGTACCCAGCGCCAGCACAATCACCGATATAACTGCTGCAGCTTTTACCAGCGTGCCCGCCAGCTCCTTGTTATTTTCCATCCAGCGGCGGGTCACACCGGTGACTTTCTTCACCATGTTCATGATGTCCATCAGCGGCGTGCGCAGTGAATCGCCCAGGCCGCTCATGGTGTTTGACACCCCGGTTTTAGTCAGCATCCACTGTGCGGAAAGTGAGTCCTTGTTAATGTCAGATTCTTTCTGCATCGAACCTTTTGCAGCATCCCCCTGTGTCAGTGCCAGCTGCCTGCGCAGCTCCGGCATGTTATTGACAAGCTTTGCCGCTGCAGGGCCGAACTCCTTGCCAAAGAGCATCGTCAGCGCGGGCACTCTCTTGCTGTCCGGCAGTTTTTTAACCTTTTCCAGCACGCGCATGATGGTGCCCATAGCATCCGTGGTCATCTGCTTTTCAATCTTTGCCGGGTCCAGTTTCAGCAGGTCCATGCCGTCCATAAACCGGTTACTCTGCATCGTGGCTATAGACAGCTCGCGCACCATGGCATTAGCGGAACTGGCCGCAATCTCTGAGGTGGCACCCAGCGTAAGGAATGTTGAACCCAGCGCCGCCACCTGTCGGAAGTTCATCCTGTCGGCCACACCACCCATACGCTGTAGCACATCAATGATGTCCGCCCCTTTGGACATGGCGTTATCGTCCAGGTAGTTTAGTGCATCGCCCAGCTGCTCGATGTTGCGCGTGGGGATTTTGTACAGCTGCGCTATCTTGCCCAGCCCTTCGGCCAGCTCACCGGCGGGCAGTTCAAACGCTGTGGACGCCTTCGCCGCCGTGGTGGCAAAGGCCATCAGATCGCGCTTCTGGTCCTCATAGGAATCGTTCTGGTTAGTCACGCCCATGCGCGCGCCACCTTCAACCAGCGCGGCGTAGTCAATCGCGCCGTTTTCCATTGGCAGCTGCTCACTGGCGGCCTTAATGGCGGCCTGCATGTCATAGAACTGCTTCGTGCGGTTTCCGCTGTCGTCGCGAAGCCCGTTAACCTGCTTCGCCACGCCTTTCATGGCGTCTTCCATTGCCGCTGATGCATGCACGGAGGCCAGCACCGGTGCGCCCATTGCCAGCCCGGCAGCAGACGTTGCCGCACCGGCTCCTGCCACGCGATCGCGCACCTCAAGCGATCGGGAATAGCGCTCACGTACCGCGCTCAGCTTTGCCTGTCGCTCTCCCAGCTTTTTAAGCGACAGCTGCTGCCGGTCAATGGCGGCGCGCGCCTCATCCGACTGACTTTTCAGCTCGCGCTGTGCCTGGCTCAGTTTCTTCGTGTCGATACCGGCAGCGCCCAGCGCCTCACGCTGACGCTGCACCGACAGGCGCAGCCCGTTATAAGTCTGCTGCAGCTGGCTGGCGCGCTTTTTTGCCTGCTCCAGCACGCGGGCCTGTGCAGCGGTGGGCTTGTTTGTTTCCGTAAACTGCACGGCCAGCCGCGCCGCTTCTTCGCGGGCGGCTTTAAGGTTGTTAGCAGTGATGGCAAGCTGTGAGCGGGTTTTACGGAAGCCGTCAATGCGCCCGGCCTGTGCGTCCAGCGCCTTGAGGGTGTTGCGCGTGTCGCGCAGTGTGCCAGCCAGCTCGCGCGTGCTGTCGCGGGCGCTGCGGAAGGGGCGCGTCAGCTTATCGACCGCGCCCAGCACGACCTGTAAACGCAGATTTTTATCACTCATCGCTGGCCCTGTGTCTCAGGATTGCTTTGTGCCGCCACTCCAGAACCTCGGTCAGCGTCATGGACTCGGTAACGGAGGGCGGCCAGTGAAAGACGGTGGCGATGTCCGCCACCAGATCGTCTACCGTCAGGCCGTCGCTAAATCCGACAGGACCGACTTCTTCAGCAAAAAAGTGACCACCTCCACCGACAGGCTGACCAGATCGGCAGGGTCCATTTCGTTAATTTCCGCCGTGGTCAGCGCCGGGGTGGTAATGCGCGGCAGCACGGTGATCAGCGCGTTCACGTCCATGTCCAGCAGCGCCTGCAGGCGGGTGCCGCGCAGCGCGCCGGACTGCGGCTTGCGCACGGTGACGGAGGTGATTTCGGTTTTGCCGCGCAGGATCGGGGTGTCCAGCTCAACGACTTTTTCATTTGGCGTGGTTTTGTCAGTCATGATTTGATTCCGTTAAAAAGAGAGATAAGCGGCAGGCGCAGCGCCTGCCGGGATGATTACAGGCCCAGCGCGTTGCGGTGCGCTTCCATCAGGTCGGTGCCGCCCACGATTTCGATCATGTTCACCAGATCGCACTCATAGAGCACTTCGCCGTTGATGGTCAGCTTTGCATAGCTGTTGGTGCCGGACACTTTGGTGGTGCTGGATTCGCCGGTTTTCCATTCGCCGGAGTCCAGCTCCTTATAGCGTCCGCGCGTGACCAGCTCGACCGCCTGTACTTCGCCGGTGTCGTCGCGCTGAATGGAGCCGGTAAAGCGCAGCTGAATGCCGTCCACGGTGGTGGTGCCCATCTGCTTAATCAGCAGCGCTTCAGTGCCGCCAATGGTGAATTCCGTATCCAGCGCGCCATCGTCCAGGCCCATGTCAATGTCCACAGCTCCGGCCATGCCACCGCCGCGATACTTCTCAAACTTGCGGGTGAATTTCGGCAGCGTCACGGACTCAACCAGCCCCTGCCAGTTGTTGCCTGCGTTGAACAGGTTCAGATGCTTGAGTTTGCGGGGTAATGCCATCTTTCCGTCTCCTTATGCGCTGACGCGGCTGCTGAAATCGAGCAGGTACTGGTCTGTGATGCGCTGGCGCAGCAGCAGGTTTTCCAGCGGCGGCACCGGCGTGTAGTCGTAATCGATCAGCAGCTTGCCCGCCTTGAGCGTGTCTTTATCGTTCACGCTCTCATCCAGCCAGCAGTCCGCGCCAATCAGATAGCCCTGAGTCACCAGGCTGCGCAGCTTCGCGCGGATGCTCTCGATGATGTCGCGGGCCAGCGACGGGTTCAGCGCACCGTCAACGGACCACATCTGCCCTTCAGCCATCGTGTCCATCAGCACCTGCGCGGTGCGGGTGTAACACTCAAACTGAAACAGCGGATCGTCGCTGAGGCAGCGGGAACCCCAGAAGCGGAAGCCGTCTTTACGGATAAGCGTGGTGACGTCGTTCTGGTTCAGCAGGCCCGCATCAGTGGCCGGATCCTGCAGGTCCCAGAAGACGTCTTTTGAAATGCCGGTGACGCCGTTCACGCCGACGTTTGACAGGGACTTGTGCCAGCCGGTCTGCTCGTCGATTTTGGCGCGCAGGCCCAGCGCGCGGGCGGTGGCGTAGGCCGTCGCGTCTGCCTTCAGCACGGTGTCAAAGTTGATGAAGTCAGGCCAGATCAGCATCCCTTCGCGCTGGCTGAAATTGCTGCGGTAGGCAATCGCCTCTTCAACACTCTTGCAGCCGTAGGCGGACAGGTAGGCGAAGCCGCGCAGACTCTGCGCCACGCCCAGCAGCTCGGTGGCGACGGTTTTGGTGTCGTGGCCCGGCACGCCGAGAATGCGGGGTTTTACGCCGCAGACGGACTGCGCGGCCAGCAGCGCCTTCATGCCGGTGCGCTGGCCGTCGGTCACGCCGCCGATGATGTTGGCGGTGGTTTCCGCTTCGGTTTCGCCCTGCGGCACGCGCACGACGACGGTGACGGGTTTGGACTGATCGGCGATGGCGTCCAGTGAGCGCGCCAGCGTGCCGGACTCTCCGGCCTTGCCGCTGGCTGTGAGTACGTCGGTTAACAGCACCGGGCGGTTTAGCGGAAAGGTGGCCGCGTCGGCGTCGTCGCCGGTACAGACCAGCCCGACAATCGCGGTGCTGACGGTGGTGATAGTTCGCGTGCCTTCGTTGATTTCCTCAACGCGCACGCCGTGGTGATAATCCTGTGCCATAGGGCGGTTCTCCTGTGAAGGGGTTCCGCTATGGTCTATGGTCCGCTATGACGGGGCACGTGCTGGCTGTTGTGCGGTGTCTGACACAACAGACGCGCCGTTTTCGCGCAGTTTTTTCTGTTCCGGGGCCGGGATATACCGGTAAATCGTTTTCTCTGACACGTCCAGCACCAGCGACACCTGCAGCAGCGTTGCTCCCTGCGCCAGCATCCGCCGGGCACGCTCCACCGTTTCCGCTGTCATCTTTCGCCGCCTGCCACCGACGCGGCCTTTATCACGCGCGGCGGCCAGCCCGGCGCGGGTGCGCTCTACGATCAGCTCGCGTTCCATTTCCGCCAGGGCGCCCATAACGTGAAAGAAAAACCGCCCCATCGGCGTGCTGGTATCGATGCTGTCAGTGAGGCTGCGGAAGTTCACGCCCCGTTCGCGCAGCTCTTCAGTCAGCATGACCAGATGCCGCATACTTCTGCCGAGCCGGTCCAGCTTCCACACGACCAGCGTGTCACCAGGTTGCAGGCAGCGCAGCGCCTTTTTCAGCCCCGGCCTGTCGCTGGTTTTACCGCTTATCCTGTCCTCGAAAATCAGTTCACAATCTGCGCTCTGCAGCGCAATCCGCTGTAGATCCGTGTTCTGGTCATTTGTTGACACCCTGATGTAGCCAATCAGCACGCTGAGTTCTCCGCAAATGGCCGCAAGTGTGCCAGTGCGGGCCGGTGCAGGGCCAGGTGATTGCTTCTCAGAAACCTCGGTTTAGGCGAAGGCGCGCCGGTTATCGGTTCGCCGTTCCCCTGGCCGCACGCGAAAATGCCAAATGAACTGTTTCCCTCAATGTCTGGCATGGTCTTTTTAAAAAGTAATGGTGCAGGCTTCAGCGGCACGCTATACCCAAAACTGGCGCTGGCTTATCCGGGGTTGAAGCTGGCCGATCTTCGCGGCGAGTTCATACGCGGCTGGGATGACGGGCGCGGGGCTGACAGCGGGCGCGCTCTGATGAGCAGCCAGGCTGACGCATTACAGAATCACGGCCACCGCACCATCAGGCTGCGCTTCGTAGGCGGGTCCGGTGGCAACTTTGCCATACCCGACGGAAGTTCTGAGTTTACGGGCGACAATGATTTAGTCGGGGATGTATCAGCGCGCAACTTCAACGGCGGGGCTGCGCGTATTGCTGGTGAAACACGCCCTCGCAACGTGGCATTTAACTACATCGTAAGGGCTGCTTAATGGCTAAGGTAACGCTTGATAAAAATGGCCTCGCGAAATCGGCCGGCACGCTGACGATTTATAATTTTGATGCTGTAAGCGGCGAGTTTACCGGCTCCAGCGATGAGTTTCTAGCGCAGGGTGTCGGCCTGCCCGCTAACGCCTGTATCACGGCGCCGCCAGCTACTGAGGCCGGGCGCGTAGTATTTTACCGTGATGGCAACTGGCTTGATGTTGCCGATCACCGTGGGGAAACTGTTTATTCAGTTACTGACGGTGCGGCAATTCTGATCGACGTGCCGGGCGACTATCCGGCAGATACAACGCCGCTTAAACCGACAACGGCCTGGGATAAATGGGACGGTGAAAAGTGGATAGCTGATCTGGCAGCAGAGAAAGCAGCAAGATTGAAAGCAGCAAAAGAACGGCAGGCTGCACTGATTTCCGAAGCGAACGTCATAACGCAGGCATGGCAGACGCAACTGCGTCTGAATATGATCACCGATGTGGATAAAGCTTCGCTTATCGAATGGATGAAATATATTCAGGCCGTTCAGGCTGTGGATCTTTCACTGTTGCAAGAGCCAAGCTGGCCTGAGAAACCCCGATAGTACGTATCAACTCAGACCTGAAATGACGGGTTATGCAAGAAGGCAATATCTATTCTTACGGCAGCTTTTCATAAGCTGCTTAAGAGAATCTCTAAGCGAAGCGAATTAGTAAATTTAAAGTGATCAATGTCACATAATTGAAAAGTTAAGTATTTTAAACTTTAACATTTACATAAATTAGATTTAACCTTCACATAAGTAAACATATAAACTTTCGAGGCGCATTTTATGCCCAACTGGTCAGCAAGCGAGTGTTTTTCTTTGATTATATCGGCCACGGCAGTAACCAGTTTTTTATACGTATGGTTCACAGCTTAACAAGTTTGATTAACGATAGTTAATCAATTGATTGGTGGGATTTTAGGGGCAGTCTTTCAGGTTATGGAATACCTTTATGTTACAACTTCACATCACTAAACCAGTAATGCACCGTGTTACATATATTGTACTTTTCTCGCTTTATATCTCGGTTTTTCTCAACTTAGCTTACTATAAACAGGCTTTGGAACTGGTGCCATTAACCAGCCTGCACAATGTCATTTTTTTTGTTTCCATGCCCATAGTGGTTTTTAGCGTTATAAATATTGTAGTAAGCCTTGCCTCATTTCTCTGGCTGGACAGGATAATCATCGCGCTGTTTATCATCGTATCTGCCACTGCACAGTACTTTATTCAGCACTACGGTATCATCCTTGATCGTTCGATGATCACCAACATTATGGATACCACACCGGCAGAGAGCATGGCTCTGATCACGCCTAAAATGTTGTCTGTTATATTTCTGTCCGGCATTGTGATGTCGGTTCTGGCTTTCTGGCCGGGCTTTAAAAAAAATGAGCCATTGTGGAAAGGTCCGCTCTACCGTGGCGCGAACGTCGTCATTTCAGTAGTGCTGATAGCTTTGGTCGCGATGTTGTTTTACAAGGATTATGCATCGCTGTTTCGTAATAATCGTGAGCTGGTAAAAGCGCTGAACCCTTCAAATTTTATCGCCGCCTCACTGTCTTATTACAATCATCGTGAACGAGCTAACCTTCCCTTGGTTAAAATCGGTGAAGATGCACACCAACTTCCACAGATGCTGGACGGTCCTAAAAAAAACCTGACGATCCTGATAGTGGGTGAAACTTCACGTGCTGCTAACTTTTCGCTGGGCGGTTATGGGCGACCGACTAATCCTTTGTTGGCTGAGGATGATGTGGTTTATTTTTCTGACGTCACATCATGCGGCACCTCAACGGCAGTTTCCGTACCCTGTATGTTTTCTAACATGCCACGAGCGCATTATGATGATGCACTCTCAAGCCATCAGGAGGGTTTGCTGGATATTATTCAGCGGGCGGGCCTGAGCGTTTTATGGAACGAGAATGATGCGGGATGTAAGGGAGCCTGTGACCGGGTGCCTAATCAGGATATGACCGCCCTTAATCTTCCCGGCATGTGCATTAAGGGTGAGTGTTACGACGAGGTGCTTTTTCATGGCCTTGAAGACTACATCGCCCGGCTACATGGCAATGGCATAATCGTCCTGCATACCATCGGAAGCCACGGGCCGACCTATAATCATCGTTATCCACCGTCATTCCGTAAGTTTACACCCACCTGCGAAACCAATCAGATTCAGGAGTGTTCGCAGGAGCAACTGGTCAATACTTACGACAACACCATCTTATACGCCGACTATATCGTGGACAAAGCGATCGAACTGCTGAAGGCACATCAGGACAAGTTCACAACCAGTCTGGTTTATCTGTCAGACCACGGTGAGTCTTTGGGCGAAAACGGTGTTTATCTGCATGGGTTACCCTATGCAATTGCGCCCGAGGTACAGAAACATGTGCCTATGTTAATCTGGCTGTCTCCTGATTTTCAGCAGCGTTATGCGGTGGACAGAAACTGCCTGAGCCAGCGTGCAGCAACAAATGAATACTCACAGGACAATCTTTTTTCTACCATGCTGGGTATTACGGGAGTAAAAACGCGGGAGTACGTGCCCTCAGATGATATTTTGTCTGTTTGCAGGAACATTGCTAAATAAATGAAATGATATAACTGCACCTTAAAAGCTTGAGTTTCGCTCTGGCAAGGTGCAGTTAAATATGCAGATTTTATTGATTATGGCTTTTGAGGCCATTCGATATTCGGTGCTTTACTGGTATCAATCCGGCTCAGTTCTACCCGGTATCTCTTCCATTCTGCCAGGCGGGCGATCTCCGCATCTGTTGCAATGCTGATATCAACCGCATCCTGCAGCGGCGCAATGACCCGGCTTGCCTCATCCGTTTCGGCTGCCAGCCTGCTGCTGGCAATCAGCGCCGCATTTTCAGCATCTGTTAACGGGGCAGTAAAGACGCCGTTACTGTAGCGATAATTTATATCGGGCTGTTCGGGCAACGTGGTGATATCCACCCATACCAGCGACGGGTGGTAAAGTTTTTCAGGCTTCACATTCAGCGCGACAATTTCCGCGACGCGCTGATTTTCGATGCGGGCATAAGTTTTCATCAACTGAATTCCTCAATATAAATAACGCCGTCCGAACCGTAGTTGCCAATAAAGGGATCGGTTCGGGTATTACCGCCACCTCCAGCCCCAAAGGTTTTTCCTTTACCGGATAAATTACCGTCCCCGCTTCGCTTGCCGCCACCCCAGTAACTTACACCGCCATCACCAGAACCGCCCCGATAAGGGTTTGTGCTTGTCGAGATAAGGCCTGGTGCATCGCTGCCGTCACCACCCTGAATATTCAAATCACCGCCAACAGCTGTTCCGCCCGCACCGCCCGCATCACCCGACGAAGTATTAACGCCGTTGCCCGCAGTTAGCAGGCCGTTGAATGTGCTGCTTGTAGCAGACAGGGTTTCATCGCTGCCACGACCTACGACGCCGGGGTAAGTTTTGGTGTCGTCCACGTTCAGCAATGCGATGGCCGTTCCGCCCGCGCCGCCACCTGCGCCACGGCTTGTTAAGCCGCTGCCCCATCCGAGATAGCCGTAACCTCTGCCGCCGCCACCTGTCAGGATAACCCTGATGCGTTTCGTTCCGGGCGTAGGCTTGTAGTTGATCGCGCCCGGCGTGGTAAAAATCTGGCAGCCAATTAAACGCCCGGAAAACTTTTCTGTTAAACCGAGGTTTTTGAGAAGCTCAGCAATCAGACCGGCGTCTTTGATTTCTGCCAGCGCATTCGCTGTCTGCAGGTACTGGTCATGCGGGTTTTCAGCCGCAAGATGATCCGCCAGTAACTTATCCGCGTACTGGCGTACCGTCAGGATACTGTCATCCACATATTTCCGCGTTGCCAGCACCACGGACGGGTCAATCTTCAGCGTAATGGCGTCGGTGCTGTTAATGATCAGAATCATGCGCACGGTCTGCGTGCGGCCGCTGCCTTCCTGCAGCGCGGGCTTGTAGGTTTCGGGCGTGTTACAGACCGCAATCAGCGTACCGTCCGCGTCAAACAGTCCCATTTCCCGGATCCAGAATCCGCCCTCCGTTTCAGGGATCACCTGCTCAGCAATCACCTGGCTGGCATTGGCCGCATCAATGCTCAGCGAATTGATAGAGGCGCGGCGCACCTCGTTAACCAGCTTCGTCTGGCTGGCGTTCGGCGTCGGCAGCGTGCCGCCGCCGTCGCCCACGGCCATATGTGAGATGTTCAGTTTTGTACCGAGCGCGGCAGCGTTGGCAATCTTCGCCGCGCCCAGGTTGGTTACGATCGCATAGTATTTTTGTGTCATGGTCCCACTTCCATCAGGTCAATAACGTGTACCGCCGCGCCGCCATAAGCCGCGCCGCTGACGGAGATAATTTCCGGGGTGTACGGGTAAACGGTCAGGTCATCACCGTCATAGCTGGCTGCTGCCATGCGTGTTTCGCCGCTGACCTGCAGGTTGATAGACATTCCAAGCAGGTGACGGCTGCAGGGTTTTGCATCGCTGATCAGCCGCTCAAGCTCCTGATAGGTTTCTTCAGTAATGCCCTGGTCCTGCACGCCGATGTCCAGCCGGAACGTGCCGGGCGGTTCACTGGTTTTCCACCACTCAATAACCCGGATAAGGAAGCCGAACGGCTCCACCACGCGGCGGATGGCGCTGATGGTGCCTTTGTGCTGATGAATATAAAACGCATCGCTCACCACCTGCCGCTTGACGCTCTCAGCCCAGCTTTCGTCCCAGCGGTCCACCGAGAAGGCCCAGGCCAGATAGGGCAGAAAGCTCACCGGGCAGGTGGCCGGGTTCCACAGGTCGCGCAGCGGCACGTTCAGCCCGGAAATCCCGCTGCACGCCTGCGCTAAACGGCGCTCCAGCGCAGACGAACCGGGCGGCATCAGGCTACTGTTGCTCATGTCACCCCCTGATCGCCCGCCACGGAAATGTCCGTACCGGTGCAGTAACCCGCCTGCGTGCGGTCCATGATGATGTCCTGCGCCGGTTCGGTGATTTCCACCCAATCCACACCGGCCACACGCATCACCGCCCCGTAGGACTCACGCCGCACACTGCGCCCCAGCTTTTTCTGTTCAGTAAGGTAAGCCGCCAGATTAGCGTTTGCCGCCTCAAGGCAGGGACCGGCGGCCACGCCGTCGAACAGGTGCAGCCTGGCCTTCACGCTGTAGTTGCGAATAGTCGCCCCCTGAACTGTCACACGGTCGGCCACCGGGCGCACGCTGTCGGCGCTCAGTGCTGTGTCCACTGTAGTCAGCAAATCCGCTGCCGCCGTGCCGTCGCCTTCGCGACTCAGGACAGTGATCAGTACTGTCGCCGGTGACGGGCTGATGGCGGACACGTCCTGCACCCGGCCATCGGCGCTTTTAGCGTGAAACTCATACGCGCCCGTCGGTCCGGCCACGCTCAGCCCCTCAAACGCCTCCGGCACGCGCACGCGCAGTGCGTCGTCCGATTCCATCACCGCATCCACCGGCGGCACCGCGTCGGGATTCGCAGGCGTAATGGTCAGCCGCTTCACGTTATTGCGGGCGGCCTGCTGGTCCAGATCGCTGCCGATTGCGTAGGCCACCATTACCGCCTGCGCCGCCTCATTGATGCGCTGGCGCAACAGGATTTCGCGGTAGGTGTTTTCCTGCAGGCTTTTCACAATCGGGTCAGACTCCAGCGCCAGCACGCGGCGCATGGCGGCCTGTTCATCCGCCGGATAAAGCGCAATCAGCGCCTCTTTACGCTCTGCGAGCAGCGTTTCAAAGTCCGGCACCTCAATAATCTGCGGTGCGGGCAGCTGGGAAAGATCAATTACCGCCACTTTTCACTCCCGTAGAGACAGACATGGCAACCGGTGAGCCGTCGGCGCGCTGGCCGGTCAGATCAACCTGCATTGAGCCGTCCTGGTTGCGCGTGATTTTCACAGAGGCCAGCCGGATACGCGGTTCCCAGCGGCTCAGCGCGGTGTAAGTGGCGGCCATTACCTGCAGTTTGGTGGCGTCGTTCTGCGGCCAGTCAATCATCGCTGACAGCATCGAACCGTAATCACGCCGGGCGATGCGGCTTCCTTCGGGGGTGATCAGGATGTCGCGCATGCTCTGCCGGATATGCTCGATGTCGGTAATGGCTTCGCCGGTATCGCGGTTCATGCCGAGGTACATCATTGCGGGCCTCCTGACATATCGGTGCCGGTCTTCACTTTGCTGTGTAAGTGCTTATCAGCAATCACGCCGTTAGAACTCATTGAACCGCCGCCGTGGGTCACATCGCCGTTCATCGTGGTGTCACCGTTAATCCGTGTCTGGCTGGCCTCTATCCCCAGCGCATCGGTGATCAGCTGAATGCCGTCCGCCGCTTCAATGCGCACGCTTTTGATGTTCTTAATCAGCAACTGGCCCGTTTCCGGCTCGTACTGAAACCAGCCGCCATCCTTAAACACGGTGGTGGTGCCGTCTTCCGAGTAGTCAGGCGGCGGGAAGGCTTCGGAATAAATGGCGGGCAGCGCAAAGGCGGTTTCGAGGTTGCCACCCAGGCTCAGCAGCACAACCTGTTCCCCGACAGTAGGTTGCCACCATGTGCGTGTATTACCGGCGCGCAGGGTGAGCCAGTTGATCCAGTTGGTTTCGAGGTCGCCCGTTTTCACCCGGCACAGCCAGCTCACCGGGTCCACTTCGGACACGGTGCCGGTGCGGATCAGGTTGGTGATAAGGCGCATAATTTCGGTGAGTTTTTCGTTCATGGTCTGAGAGTGTCACTTTGGCAGAGGCCGGGCATCTTCCCGGCATTGTCTGAGGCATGGCACAACGCCCGGACCGCTATTCAGCCAGCCAGCGCAGCAGGGTTTCCCTCACCGTGCTTTCCACGTCGCCGTTCACGCCCAGCAGCGGACGTTCCGCATATTTCACCATCGGGCCGCGACGGCTTACCCGGTCCCGCAGGCCGTAGTGATGAACACGGGCCAGCTTCTGCACCGACGGAACAAAGGCAACCTCAGCGGCGTCTGCGCCTGCCTGCGCTTTGAGATATTTTGCCGTTTTCAGCTTCGCGAACATGCCGCGACGGATGCGCCCCTTTTTGCTGCGGGCGCTGACGCGGCGCGGCTCCCATGCAGTGCCGTCCGGGGAACGTTGTGCTGTGATGTTTGCCTGCTGAATGCGGCGCACGTCGCGCGCCACCTCGCGCAGCATCTTTTTCCGGGCTGCCGGTTCCAGCTGTGAGAGAAGCGCAGCCAGCCAGGCATCCACTTCATGCAGTTCAGCCATGCTTCACCGTCCAGAATTCCTCCGGCGCGTCCGGTTCCGGCACTGCCTCAATGCTGATTTTCCCGTCCACAGTGGTTGCCACGACGCGCTCGGTCAGCTTCAGATCCATGCTGATGTCGCAGCGGTCATTCCCCAGAATATCGACCTCAAACGAAAACAGCTTTTCGCGCGCCTCACTGTTCTGCAGCGCGTCGGGCTGGTTTTCCTGCAGCCACAAAAGCACCGGGGCCATCAGCAGGTTCTGATCGCCGGTGAAGTCGGTGATCACCACGTTCAGGGTGTAGCGGTACTCCCACGACAGGGACGCGGCGGACGTGGCGACCAGCTGGCCGCTGTCCACGAACAGGTGCAGGCGGTCCGGGTTTTCGGCAACGTAGGGGACCGACTTATTCAGGGCGCTGCGTAAGGACTGCGGCTTGTTCATCGTCTTTTTCCTGACAGCTGATGATGGTATCGACCTTACCGGCACATGCCGCCCAGGCGGCCTCCGTTTCGTCCAGCAGGGCCAGAAGATCGCCGTTAGTGCGCGGCGCTGCCGGGTCCAGCTGGCAGCGGGTGATTTTCGGACAGCCACTCACGGTAAGATTCACCTCCTGCAATGGCCGGTCGCTGGCGCAGCCGGACAACAGGATCAGGCAGGCGGGTATCAGCCCAGCGGCGAAGGTCTTCATTTTCACGTTTCAGCTCCTCAATCTTTCGCTGCCGGTCGCGCAGCAGCTGGCCGTTGCGTTCGGCGGCGGCGTAAAGCTGCGTCTGTGCCTGGCTGCTGGTCTGCGTCAGGATGTTCAGGGCAATCAGCTGGCTGTTTTTCTGGCTCAGCTTTTTTCCCTGGCCTGCAATGGTGGTCTGCTGCACGTCGATTCTGCCGTGTGCGCTGCTCAGGCGGTAAGACTGCACGCCTGCGAAAACCAGCAGGATCAGCACGATGGCGGCCAGCGCGCGCGTCATGCTGCCGCCCGTTCAAGCTCAGTCCTGATCATCAGGCAATAACATGCCGCAAACAGCCCGATAAACGCCGTCATCTTCCAGCCCGCTGCGCACATCAGACCCGCAATAAATACGCGGTGATACCATCTGAACGGAATGCGGTCAGACAGCTGCGCAAACTTCAGCAGCCAGGCAAATACCCGCTTACGATCCCCATCGGGCAGGCAAAAGGTATACAGGCCGGTATAGCCGACAACAGCCCATGTGATGAAGTCAGCCCAAATCAGCGCCGCCAGCGGATAGCCCGCAAAGCTGCCGTGACTGATGCTGACCAGCGTCAGCAGGACGGTGAGTAACGCCGTAAACCACCATTTTTTAATCATCTGCATATCAGACTCCTTTAAGGCACCAGGCCAGCTCACGCCCGCGCCGGTTATCCAGCCCCTGATTAAATACGCCTTTCACGTACACCCAGCGCGGCAGCTGATAACACGCCTCGCGCCACTGTCCCTTTTTCAGCAACGCCACCATCGTGGAGCCGCACACGTTGCCGGTGCCAACGTTGAACGCCAGCGACACCAGCGCGTCATAAACCTGCTGCGGCATGGAAACCGCCACGCAGCGCGCCAGTGCCGCCTCAGTGCGCAACACGTTGGTGATGAAATTCCCCGCCGCCTGCCGTTCCGTAATGGATTTACCCGGCACAACGCCGGACGTGTTGCCGATCCCGTCGGTCCACTTTCCCGCGCTGCACTGGTACGGCTGCAGGCGGCAGCCCTCATAGTCGGCAATGAGCCGCAGCCCCTCCACGGAGGTGTGCAGCTGCTGAAAACCGGGCAGGGTGGCGGCCAGCGCCAGCACCACGCCAACGGCGCAGCGTTTAACGGTTTGCAGATTCATATTCACTCCGCGTAATGCGCCCGCTTGCCAGAAGCTGATAGGTTTTGTGTTTGTAGTACCAGCTGATAAGCGCCATCAGCAGGCCGATAAGCACACCGGCCAAGGTGGACATGTCTTTCAGGTCCATGCCGCCCAGCCACGCCATTACCACCGCCATGCACCAGGTGATAAAGGTGCTGATTTTTTCCCACATGATTCAGTCCCAAAGCTGGACGGCCTGCACGATGGCCGTCGCTGTCACGTCCGGCAACTCCACCTCCAGCCCGTGCGGTAAGAGGGGGCCGTGCTCCGCCAGCCCCGGATTTGCCTGCAGCACCTGTTCCGTCATCCCCTGCGTGCGCCCGTAGTGACGCCAGCAGAGTGCGTCCACCGTGTCATACTGCTGCGCACGCACTTTCATCAGATAAGCTCCACGGTGCAGTGCGGCATGTCCTGCACGCGGCTGATGGCCCAGCGCGCATCGCGCCAAAGATCGCCGCTGGCATCATTCAGTTCTTCGCCGCGCTTAACTGCTGTCGCGGTGGCGTCAAAGTCCTGATAGCGCTCGTTCAGCACCGCGCGCGTCCAGCACCACACCGCATTCATGTAGTGATGCAGTCGCACGCTCTCACCGGCCAGCTTCTCCGCCGGAACGTCGGCCAGTCCGTTATGCCCGGCCAGCTCCTGCCGCTCACGCCACGGGTAAAGCTCCGCGTTAACTTCCGCCATTGCGGTCAGCACCACCTGACGCAGACGCTCCGGCGTCACGGTGCCGTCAACGCGCATAACGCTGCGGAACTTCGCCAGATCGACATCCGGCCAGAATGAGTTATTGGGGATGATGTCCGGCGCTGCCGTCGCCTTCTGTGGCGCGATAAATTCCATTGCTCTGTTACTCCTGAATAGGTGGGCGGTGGACGGGGTTTTGATGCGGCGCTGCCTGTCGCCACCCCGTGCCGCCCCGCGCGTGGGCACGTCCGGTTATCAGCTGGCGTTACGGATTTTCCGCTCCAGCTGCTCAATGTCTTTTTTAACGCCGCACTTTTCGTCCAGCTGCAGGGCGCGCTTCAGATGGTTCAGCGCGGACGCAGGGCTGCTTTCCGTCAGCACCCAGCCGATGGACTTGTGCAGACGGGCGCGCGACTGATCGGGCATGTCGTGTGCGTCTACCACCTCCAGCGCCTCCAGCAGCAGGGCCGGATCAAAAGGCGTCTTTGCCAGGATGGCAGCCTTTGCCGCGTCGGCAATTTCTTCGGCCAGCACCGTCGCCGTGGTGCGTTGTCCCAGCGGCATCGCCCAGCCGTGTTTCAGCGCGTGGCGACCAATCGCGAGCGCACCGGCATAGTCACCGGCATCAACGCGCCACAGCATCACGTACATCAGCACGTCGTCCTGCTGCGCGCCGTCCGCGCTCAGCACGCCCTCAGCCCAGGCGGCGTACTTCGGCAGCACCTCCACCTTGATTTCGGCCTTTCGGACGTTGGACTGAATGCCCTTGAGGCGGCGGCGGTCTTCGTTCAGCTGCAGCAGCATCAGGTCATAGCCCTTTGTGCTGCGGCCACTGCCGCCCGACCGGGCGGCCTCCTGTGCCTGAATAAAGCGCGTATGCGCGCGGAAAGGGTTAGTCACGGGTTACGCTCCGCCTTTGCTGCCATCACCGGCATCACCAGTCTGCGTGGTGTCCGCGCTGGCGGCTGAACTGCCCGCGCCGCTCATGGACTTCACCACGCTGGCCGCCACGGCAGCGATGCGTGCGATTTCCGCTTCGCTCATTTCGCCCGGCTCTTTCTCCGGCTCCTGCTCCAGCAGCTCGATGTTTTCCACCAGGCAGGTGCAGTCGTAGTCCTCAACCACGTAAGCCTCGTTGACCGACTCAAGGTTTTCGATGCGGTCACGTTTCGGGTTGTCGATGATCGAGCGGCGGCGCGTTTCTTCCTGCCAGTAGATGGACAGGTTATCCAGGCGGGTGATCAGCAGCGCATTCGCCGGGAAGTACGGGGCGCGGACCGCCTGCAGGCCGCCGATGCGCTTCTGGCTGATGATCAGATCAGCGGCCAGCGCTTCGGTGTTGGGCTGGCTCTGATTGACCAGCGGGAAATACTTGTCAGCCAGCAGCTGGCGTCCGCAGATCACCACCAGTTCGGTGTCGTCCTGATACTGCACGCCGATTTTTTCCGACACCGCGCCCATCACAACCGCGTCCAGGTTACGGAACAGGCCGTTTTTACCCACGGTGATTTTTTCCGACACCACTTTGCCGTCTTCACCGATGTGCTGACCCAGCACCTGCGCCGGTTTTTCCTGGCGGATTTTTTCCAGCCAGCCGATATTCACGTCCTGCAGCAGCGGGTTCTGCACGCGGTTGGAGGTTTTCTCACGCTTCAGGCCGTTGAAGCCGATCATGATGCGGTCCAGCGCCTGACGCTTCACGATGGCGTCACGGATGCGCACCTGGAAATCGCTGAACTTCGCCCACATGTCCAGCTTTGAATAAGGCAGCGCGGTGTCAAAGTTGGTCTGCGTGCATTTGTAGCCGTCGCCGTCGATGTAGGTCGGATCGGTCGGCTCGCGCTCTTTCTGGGTGGTATCGGTGGTGCCCGCAATGGTAGTGCCGATCCCCAGCCCCAGCCGTTCTCCGCTCTGCTCACTGACCGGCATGATGTTGATGGCCTGCAGGAACGCGGACGACTCCTGAATTTTGCTTTCCAGCGTCTGCGACACGGACGGCTCAATGGTGAATTTGCTGTTCAGCGCGGACAGATCAATCTTGTTGATTTCTGCCAGCACCGACATGTAAGCATTCAGCTTAAAACGGGTAGTATTTTTCATCGCTTCGCTTTCTCTGTTCGTTAAAAAGGTTTGCCGCCGCTGTATCAGCAGTCGGTGCGCACTTCGCCGCCGCTGCCGTTACCCTGGGTGCGCGGGCGGACCTGCTGGCGGCCATCTTCCCGGCTCAGCTGCTGCTGCAGTTCGGTGAAGTCCGCCTGCAGCTTTTCGCGCTTCAGCACTTCCTCACCCAGCGCACTACTGAAATGTGATTTCAGGCTGTCGGCCTGTTCGCTCAGCGCCGTTTCAATGCGCGCGCTCAGGTCCTGCTGCTCGGTGGCAATCAGCTCAACGGCCTGATGCACGTCGCTGAAGCGCGCCGCGTCGGTCTGCTGCTGTCTGCTGAACATCGCTTTGATGCGGGTAAACAGGGCGGGCTTTTCGTCGGCCACGTCCTCAAACTCGATCAGGGTTTCTTCAGCGGCAGAGAAAACGTTGTCAGGATGCTGCTTGCGGTTTGCCAGCGGGTTCGCCCCGGCGCTGGCGCTGAACTGCAGCATTTCCGTGCCGAGGCTGGCCGGATCGTCGGTGACGGCCAGACCAATCAGATAGGCCGCGCCGGTGTCCGCGAATTCCGGGCGGATTTCCATAGAGGTAAAGATTTTCTGCATGGTGCCGGTCAGCGTGACCAGCTCGTCAGTCGGGTTGATCAGGGCGTACAGCCCCAGCTTGCCCTTCAGCGGACCGTCGCTGATTTCTTCAGCGTCCAGCGCTTCCACTACGCCAAAGCGACGGAATGGGCTATCGGGTGTGTAGCCCTTGATGTGCTCCATGTTGATCACGGCGGTGTACAGCTCAGGGCTGTAATTTGCCGCCATCTGTTCAAGCCAGCTGCGCTCGATGTTGCGCCCGTCCGTGGTGGCACCTTCCACCCCGATACGAAAACGCTTTGCTTTCTTTGCCATTGTCCAGGCTCCGGTCAGTAAAACTCTGTGAGGCTCTATGGTTGCGGCGGCAGGGGTATCGAAACAACGCGCGGACGTTGTGCGGGAAACCACACAATGAGGGATGGCGGAAAAGGAAGCGGCGGGGCCGTATTTTGGCTGCATGAACATGACACCCGCCCCCGACGACCTCGATCCCCGCAGGCAGGCTTTACTGCTTTACTTTCAGGGATACCGTATCGCCCGCATTGCTGAAATGCTGGGAGAGAAACCCGCAACCGTTCACAGCTGGAAAAAGCGCGATAAGTGGGGCGACTATGGCCCGCTGGATCAGATGCAGCTGACCACAGCCGCACGCTACTGCCAGCTCATCATGAAGGAGCAGAAGGAAGGGAAGGACTTTAAGGAAATCGACCTGCTGGCGCGCCAGTCCGAGCGCCACGCCCGGATCGGTAAATTCAGCAACGGCGGCAATGAAGCGGACCTGAACCCGAACGTGGAGAACCGCAACAAAGGCCCGCGTAAGCCACCGGAAAAGAACCTGTTCAGCGACGAACAGATTGAGAAGCTGCAGGAGGTTTTCCACGGCTCGATGTTCGGCTATCAGCGCCAGTGGTGGGAAGCCGGAAATAAGTATTCAGTCCGCAACCTGCTGAAGTCGCGCCAGATTGGCGCCACCTTCTTTTTTGCCCGCGAGGCGCTGATCGATGCGCTGACCACCGGGCGCAATCAGATTTTCTTAAGCGCCAGTAAGGCGCAGGCGCACGTCTTCAAACAGTACATCATTGAATTTGCCCGCGAGGTGGACGTAGACCTGAAGGGCGACCCGATGACGCTCAGCAACGGTGCGTGCCTGTACTTCTTAGGCACCAACGCCCGCACCGCGCAGAGCTACCACGGCAATCTGTACCTGGATGAATATTTCTGGATACCCAAGTTTCAGGAACTGCAGAAAGTGGCGTCCGGCATGGCGCTGCACAAGAAATGGCGCGAAACCTACTTTTCCACGCCGTCCAGCCTGACGCACAGCGCTTATCCGTTCTGGTCCGGCGCACAGTTCAATAAGGGCCGGGCCAAAGCTGACCGGGTTGATATCGATCTCAGTCATCAGTCACTGGCCGCCGGCCGCCTCTGTGAAGACGGCCAGTTTCGCCAGATTGTCACGGTTGAAGATGCGGTGCGCGGCGGCTGTGACCTGTTTGACCTGGAGCAGCTGCGCACGCGCTACAGCCCGGAAGACTACCAGAACCTGCTGATGTGCGTGTTCATGGACGATCTGGCGTCGGTGTTCCAGCTGGCCGTGCTGCAGAAGTGCATGGTGGACAGCTGGGAAGTCTGGACCGATTTTGAAGCGCTGGCGCTGCGGCCGTTCGGCTGGAAAGAGGTCTGGATCGGCTATGACCCTGCTAAGGGAACGCAGAACGGCGACAGCGCAGGATGCGTGGTCATGGCACCGCCTGCCGTGCCGGGCGGTAAGTTCCGCATCCTTGAGCGCCACCAGTGGCGCGGGATGGACTTCCGGGCGCAGGCCGACGCCATCAGGACGCTGACGCAGCAGTATAACGTGACCTATATCGGCATCGACTCTACCGGCGTCGGGCTGGGCGTGTATGAGAACGTCAAAGCCTTCTTCCCGCAGGTGAAAGAATTTGTCTATAACCCGAACGTGAAAAACGCCCTGGTGCTGAAGGCTTACGACACCATCGCAAGCGGGCGGCTGGAGTTTGACGCCAGCCACCTCGACATCGCGCAGTCATTCATGTCTATCCGCAAGGCCACCACGGCCAGCGGCAACCGTCCGACCTATGAAACCAGCCGCAGCGAGGAAGTAAGCCACGGCGACTTAGCCTGGGCGACCATGCACGCGCTGGCAAACGAGCCGCTGCAGGGACAGGCGGCACACACGCAGAACATTGTGGAGATTTATTAATGAGCAAACGCAGGAACCGCACCCGCACGCAGCCCGTGCCGCAGCCGGATAACATGACCAGCGGGGCAGCGTCGGAGGCGTTTACCTTTGGCGATCCGATCCCGGTGCTGGACCGCCGCGAACTGCTGGACTACGTGGAGTGCGTTATCAATGATCGCTGGTATGAGCCACCCGTAAGCGTTGACGGGCTGGCGCGCACGTTCCGCGCCGCCGTGCATCACAGCTCACCCATCAGCGTGAAGTGCAATATTCTGGCGAGTACCTTTATCCCGCATCGGCTGCTGAGTCAGCAGGCGTTCAGCCGCTTTGCGCTGGACTATCTGATTTTCGGCAATGCCTACCTGGAGAAGCGGACAAGCCGCCTCGGTAACGTGCTGAAGCTGGAGCCGTCGCTGGCAAAGTTTACCCGGCGCGGCCTCGACCTGGACACCTACTGGTATGCGCACTATGGCATTAACACGGAGCCGTATGAGTTTGCGAAGGGCAGTGTGTTTCACCTGATGGAGCCGGACATCAATCAGGAGATTTACGGCTTGCCGGGCTACCTGTCGGCTATCCCGTCGGCGCTGCTGAATGAGTCGGCTACGCTGTTCCGCCGCAAGTATTACCTTAACGGCAGTCATGCGGGGTTCATCATGTACATGACCGACCCGGCGCAGAGCCAGCAGGACGTGGACAATATCCGCGGTGCCATGAAAAGCGCGAAGGGCCCTGGCAACTTCCGCAACCTGTTTATGTACAGCCCGAACGGGAAAAAGGACGGTATTCAGATTATCCCGCTGTCAGAGGTGGCGGCAAAGGATGAGTTTCTGAACATCAAGAATGTGAGCCGCGACGACATGCTGGCCGTGCATCGTGTGCCGCCGCAACTTATGGGGATCATCCCAAACAACACCGGCGGATTTGGTGATATTGAGAAGGCCAGCAAGGTATTTGTGCGTAATGAACTCATGCCGCTGCAAAGACGCTTTGAAGAACTGAACAGCTGGCTGGGTGAGGATGTGATCCGGTTTAATGAATATAGACTCGAATGAAAAAAGGGCCTAAAGGCCCTTTAATCTGGAAATTCACCTATATCAGCTTCAAAGGTCGTGAAGTTGAAACTAGGTAACAGTATGGGATTGCTCCCTATACTCAAAAGAAAATTAGCAACAAAAGCTCTCAGAAATGGAAATGCAATTGCTGGCGCATTAACTACTGGAAATCTTGATTGCTTGAACTCATCGTCTATCAGTTCGTCAGTCCTAAAAACACCTTGAAATTCAACACGTAAGGCTTTGTCAGATTCGGTAATGTAGTAAAAGTCAAACATTACTGAGAAATCTTTGCCATCTTCATTAAAGACAGGTTTAAAGCGAAGGGCAAAACCTGAATCGATGGTTCGCCCTTCAGCTTCGACAAGCAACAGCCTATTAACTAGTGTTTCTTTGAGAATTAGTCTCATTTACGCAGCTTGATCAAGTTGTGAGCTGTCCGCACCAAAATCTAAGTCAGCATCAAATTCAGGGGCAAATGTATACGATAGGTTACGGGGCTTAAGGGAAACTAGCTTAACTTCACTCTTAAGCTCATAACCTACCACTGTTGGACCGACCGCATCGTAAGAAGATAACTTCTCGTATAAAGACTCTGCAGTATGTTTGCTCAACGCCTTGTTTAGCAAAGCCATTCTTTTTTCAAAGGAAAGCATTTTTCCTCCTTAACCTCTATTTTTTTGCAAATTCTTCCGGAGCAATAAAACATCTGAACGTTATCTTGTCCCGTGCTTTCTCGAACACGCACATCTGTTGTCTTGTCAAAGCTATGAGATGTTCCTTACGCTCCTGTACGAAACGTATCGATACCTCACCTGTAACTTTAGCCTTGTCCTGAGCTTTGACAGCAGAATATGGAAAAATTCCAGTGAATTCGGGATCATCTTCTAGTTCACGGAAGTAAGAGATGACTTGATTGACTGTTATCTTAGTTGCGTCCCCACCATGCAAGACCTCGATGGTCTGGTCAATCATTTCCTGAAATTCCAGAATATCCCGAACATTTCCTACTAGGTCTAACAACTCATCACGCGAAGCAAACATCACTTCAAATTCGCTGACGACAACGTGCCTACCACCATTCCATTTTTTGGCATGGTATGGTGAGTCAGTCCACAGATAGTATCCCTGAGTTAGCCACTGATCCTCACCGGCCCCGCTTAGGAAAGGCACCCCACGCCTGATCTCGTCATAAGAGCCACGGTTGTGGCAATTATGATAACCAATGTGAACTACAGGCCCCATATTCCTCTCTTCTAAGGCAGCTTGCTTGATGAACAATGCTGTACTCAAAAATCATAGCGGCTGATTGTAGATTATTCAGGCATTGATGATGATGAAATTTTTTACTTAAAGTTTTGGGATGTAGTATTAAACCGCTAGCGCGCGCTCGTAGCCCCGCCACGCCTGCCCGCTTTATGCAGTGGTTTTCATGCAGGTGCATGACATAAATAAAAGCCCGCCAGTACTGGCGGGCCGAAGGGTAAACGATCCTTTTGGGATCATGCGGATTCATGCAGCATAGACATGCACTCACGCGCACAGTGTCAGAACAGAGATAGATTGTTATCTGGCGGGGTAGATTTCGTTTCAACCTGGATAGAATTTTTAATCGCCTGCAGATAAAACAGACCCTTCGAAAGAGAGACAGGGGCAGAAATCTCAAGCCAGAAAACATAATCATAAGTCCGGCCTAACCAGAAGCCGCCGCCGTTCTCTTTTGGCCGCTGAAAGAAAACCAATCCGCCAGGCGCATAATCAGTCAGGCTTTCGCCCCGGTAAACTACCTGATAATTTGAATCGCTTCCGGCCATCGCCTAACGCCTCGTGGTACTCGTTGTTCAACCTTGCCAGTGCCAAAAATAAATTTTGTCACCAGCAACGTTATCAATATGCCTGGCTGCGGACTCACGCTACTCCGCAGCGTAAAAAATCTCATCGTCGGGGACTTTTTCGCAGCTCGAATGCGCTAACTCAGCGATGATACTCATCGCCAATTTCATGTCAGATTGCTTGCAATTTGCTATAAGCGACACCTCAGCAATGAACTGAACGCAAGCCATCTTACGGTTTATCGGTGCCAAATCTTGAGTGTCCATCTAACCCTCCCTTTACTCTAAAGACTGTATAACCATACAGTAGTAGATGCGTTACGAAATGTGAAATGTTTTTTCCTTCAATCGGTCCTAATCTGAAAATGAAAACTGCGATTTTCAGTGATTCCAAGCTGTTATTTTGATTGGATAAAGCGTTTACTACCTGCCGTTAGCGGCTTCGCTTATGCCAGCTTTATTAGTTCAGATCCATTGACGCCACTTATCGTCTTCCTGCAGCCGCCCGTTCCGGTAAAAAATTCTCATACCCGCGCCTGAATTGAGACTGCCACCGGCCAGAAGCAGGTTTATTTCCATTTCCTCACCTGTAAATCCTCTTACCTGCAACTCAGCTACCAGAAGCGCCCGCTGATCGTCATCAATTTGCTGCTTGTAACCCTTTTTCTGACGCGGTTTCACTACCCGAAGACGCGCCAGCAGTTCCCGGCGTTGCTTTCTGGTCATATTGTCGAAATCTGCCGGACCATAAAGAGGCGCTTCACCCGGTTCTATAGGTTCAACAGATACCGGATTGCCCCCTAAAGTGTTCAGTTTTTCATCAGGGGGACAGTTATTGCCACGAGTCCAAGGGGCGCAAGCGCCCTGGTCGGCTGTCGCCTCCTGAACGTCAACGGCCTTACGAACCATTTTCCACTTCGTTGCGTGCGTGCAGATGCGGCCAGCCACTAACGGGGACCAGATGCCATAAATGCGGGTGCCGTGATCGCCGTAAGGGGTTGGTTCGTCGTTAAGCTCGTAAGCAGTTCTGACGATGTGATGTTTACGTGGAACCAGTACGCCGCCCTGCTTCATGATGTAGGTGGCAAAGCAGCCCACATCTGCAGCGGCCAGCACAGCGTCCAGCTGAGCGTTTTCAAGCACCGGCGCACCGGCTTTTTTATCGCTCTGATTTCTCAACGCCTGACCGGCAAGCAGCCGCAGCTCCCGGTAAGCCTGACGGCCCGGAATGCCAAAGAAGCGGAACTGCTGAACGCGATGAAGTGACGCCCACGCCCCGACGTTCTCCGCGCTGTCACGCAGTGATTTACCTGTTTCTGCACTGATTTCATCAGACAGGCCACGGCCATCAATATTTTTACTGACGTATTTAGCGATATAACTGGTCGGTGAACCTTTGCGCGGGTTAATCAGCTCAGCTTTAAAGCGTGGCCCGGTATTGCTGCCAAGCTCTTCGCGATCTTCGCGAATGGCGAATTTGCGCAGCAGTGCGGTGACTGAACGGCGCTCTTTTTTGCGCATGAAGCACAGCAGGTGCCAGTGTACGGTGCCGTCGTGATGCGGCTCTGCAACCCGCACGCCATACCAGCGCATACCGGTTTTGTGCATGGCTTTGCGGAAGGCGGCAAACGTATCGACCAGATAATCACTGCTCTGGCGTACCGTTGCCGTGGTCCATTTCGGATTGGGCCTGCCGTTGTTAAGAGTTGCGTGGAAACGTGACGGGCAGGTAATGGTGTAAAACACGGCGCAGTCGCCGCGCATTTCCGCGATAAGCTCCAGCCCTTTAACGCAGGCCATCATTTCATTGCGGCGGTGAGCCGGATTGCTGTTACTGGCATTCACCACGTCTTCCATATCTAGCGTATCGCCTTCATTGCTGACCAGCTCATGCGAACGGAAGAACTCCAGAGACTTCCGGCGCTGCTCACGCTTATGGATCACCGCTTCAAAGCTGACGTAGGGAGATGCTTTTTTGTTGACCAGACAGACAGCGCGCAACTGTTCTTCACGCCATTCACAGCGCAGCTGCCACAGCTTGCGATACCACCAGTCCGCGCAGAGCATACGGGCCAGCGAGGGCGAGATCAGATCATAAGGTACGGGCTTGCGGCGGCGCTTTTTGCGGCGCAGCTGCTCAAAGGCCGGGGGGATTACGTCCAGGCGCATCGCTTCTGCCGCAACAATTTCCCATGCCTGGCGGACCTGCTCCGGCGTCACGTCGTCACTGACGAACAGATGGCCGCTGGCTTTATCCAGACACATGCTCATGTGCGCAGCGACCAGCGTAGATAAACGCTTGACCTGATTCTGGTTCATTTCAGGCAACGCCAGCAGGCCGTCCAGTCCGTCATGACCGGCCATAAACCGGAAGGAGGCTGAAATCTGGCTTTCGCGCACGCGGGCCAGCCTCTCAAGGCAAGGGCGGATAGTTTCGCGCAGGTAGCGGGAATAAGCCTGCGGCCTGCCGAGATTGTGGAAAAACTTAACGCGCTCCATGAGTGGCTTGCTGATGTGCGAAGGCTGGGCGCTAACATCGGCCACGATAACCAGATCGGGATTGTGTTGCTGCTGTTCGCGGGCCATTTTTGCCCGGCTGACAATTCTGTCCTGCACAATTTCGCGCTGGACAGGATCGCGGGACTCGTTGAAAAAGTAGCGGTCCCAGACCTGATCGCTCACTGCCTCACGGCGCAGCTGCTCCTGCTGATTATCCGCAGCATAGAGAGCGATTAGGTTTGAAAGCGCGGACACCGGCGCAACGTCCGCCGGGTCCAGCTGTGGATTGATTGCCTTTTTAGGTGCATTCCAGGGATATGCGAAGGCCTGAGTCATTACACCGCCAGACTCATGTGACGCACTGCGATGATTTCAGATGCGTGCTTGCCTTCACCGGCAGCCACGCCAACAGAGCGGGCGGCAGTGACTTTTGTCAGGCCGAATTCTCGGAAGATACTGCGGGTAAACAGGCTATCGCTGTTTGAAACGATGACCGGGTTACGCTCAGAGATACCCAGCAGGATGCAGGCCAGCGAGTGCTGATCATCGTCGCTGAATCCATCGGTGTGATAAGCGGTGAATGTGCCGTGATACGGCGGATCGCAGTACACGACATCACCGGCATGGACCATACTCAGGGTTTCGTTATACCCCAGACATTCAAATGTCGCGCGCTGAGCCTTTACGGCAAACGCTTCGATTTCGGCCAGCGGGAAATATGGCTCTTTATAATTGCCGTAGGGGTTATTGAATTCACCGCGCTTGTTATATCGGCAAAGGCCACGATAGCCATGGCGGTTCAGGTAGAGGAATTGTGCAGCACGTTCCAGCAGTGGCAGCGACGCGGTGAAATTGAAGTCATTGCGAACCTTATAATAACTCTCTTCAGTTTTGTTCTGATTGAAGAGCGAGGCCGCCACGACAATAAACGGGCGCGTATGCTCTTTAACCTGGCGATAAAGGTTAATCAGATCGGGATTAACATCCGCCACCAGATAAGCCGGGTAATCCGTATTCATCATGACAGCACAGGAACCGGCAAACGGCTCAACCAGACGATCACCGGCGGGCAGGTGCTTAATCAGCTCAGGCATCAGGCCGGACTTGCTGCCGGCCCATTTCAGGATGGTCTTCATAATGCTGCCCCTTTGTAATGGACGCTTTTAAGCTCACTGACTTCTTTGCAGGTCACGCAGAGGCAAACGCCCGGCAGTGCGCGGCGGCGCTTCTCCGGGATTTCCTCACCGCATGACAGGCAGAAAAACTCACTCGCCCCTGCCGGGCGGTGAGTAGCGTTAGCCAGATTGCGCGCCAGCTCTTCCTGCACGCGCTGCTGTACCAGATCCATTGAGTCAGCCATCAGTGCAGCTCCTGCGCCTGGTTCTCAAAGCGTTCCGCCTCTTTATCCAGCAACTCGATGATTTCCGCTGCGGACATTTCATTTTTACGGGCATGAATTGCCAGTGCGGCCAGGCGGATAGAAACGGACAGCGCATCATCACTACGCTGTTCGGTTTTGGCCTTACTCAGCAGGACGGCCAGCGCGTCCTCATCGGCTTTAAAATTACGGGTCTCGATATTTCGCATTTCACTTTCTCCTGAATTCGGGCAAAAAAATGCCCGGCGGGTTTACGCCATTTAATTTCGTTGGGTTAATTAATTAGGTAACGTCAGATTCTTTGGAAATAAACTCACGACTGCCTTTAAGTGATTCATCGCGCTAATCAGCGCCGTTAATTCGTCACTCGTCAGTTCACTGAAATCAACGCTGTGACGTTCTTTGCTGATATTTGCCAGGAAGAATATTGCGCTCAGTGCGCGGCTATTCTGTTCAGCCTGGTGATCGCGCTTATTACGCATATCTGCGATAAAGCGTTTGAGTTCGTGGCTGCAATCGCCGTACATCATGGTACGAAGCGCAGAGATATGATTAAGCGCACTTGCACGCTGCCCCGCGTTCATCTGAACAGTGATACTCTCAGCTTTGTAACCCATGATTCTTTCCTCTTACCGGTTAATTCTGCCAGCAGTTCGGCCTGTGAAATTGCCGGATGCCAGCGCCTGCCCTTATCTGCCGCAATCCAGCCGTGACCGTATGCATGGGACGGGCTTTGCCGCTTCAGAAGCGGAGCTACTGAAAAGGCCATATTTCACACCATCCCGATAGATGCACCGATACCACTTAACACATCAGCAGTACCCGACAGCGCAGGGGTAGAGTGGACGCGAGTCTGGACCGCGAGGGCCGCCAGCATCATGCAGCGAATGCCGGTATTAGCAGCTTCAACGATCCCGCGACGGCATGAGGTAGTAATGCTGGCGTGATTAGCAGCACTGGCAGCAAGCGTCCCGACCTGAGCGGAAGCATTGAGCACGTAAGCCGGAAATTTTTCAGCGGCATGTTCATTGACAGGAACACACGGCAGACAGTGCAGCTGCGCCAGCATCCCATCCATCAGCGTTGCGTCCTCGGTCAGATCAGTAAGCAGCAGCACTTCAGGAACGGTCAGCTGATGCACCTGATCAGGATTGAGTTTGTTACGAAGAGTCTGCACTTTCATGCCCGCTTGCTGGGCCAGATTCACCATATTGTGGGACAGCGCAAACTTGCGGCAGGCGTCGTCATAGTGGCTATGGGTGGAAGTCTTAAAATCAAACATGGTCATTCCTTTGCTCAACTTAAATAATTAAGTTGTTACGCAGCGACGTAGCGGCAATTGACACCTTGAGCGAGCAAACGCGCGCGGAAGGCAACCATGTTGATGCGAGCGGCACCACCAACTTTTTTACGTGGCATAACAAGCAGATCACCGTCTTCAACCATCTGCTTCACAGTGCGAAGGCTGTAACCATAAGCCTGTGCGAACTGTTCATAAGTCATCAGATCGGGGCCGCTAGGTATTGTAATTTGATTGGTCATCGGGGATTATCTCCAGTTGGCAGTATTTACGGTGCATTGGCGTGCATTTTCACTAACGAAGTGGATGATATATTCCAAATGGATTCGTGTAAACAGATCATATTGGATTATTTGAAGGGTATATGACCGATTACAACAGCGATGTTAAGGCCATACTGGAGAGAATCCTTAAATCTTATGGGGTTAGCTCGCGCCCAGAGCTAGCGGAACTTCTGAAAATTCCGTTACCTACTATCCAAAATTGGGTGGCTCGCCAGAGTTTACCCGGCGATTACATCGTTCAATGCGCATTGGATACAGGAGTAAGCCTTAGATGGCTGGTTAGTGGTGAACTTGCAAATGTAAGTTCCGATGGGGTGAAGCATCCCTCTCTTAAAGGGAAGAAGCTTCATGACACTATGCTGGCTAATGGCGGGCGGGCAGTGTTGGACCGCATAATGCACGCATATGGCTTTACTATGCAGAAGCAGCTCGGTGACTTGCTTGATATTCCTTCAGCGACGATGAGCGCATGGGTTCGCAGAGATTATTTTCCAGGTGATGTTGTCATTACATGCGCACTTGATACGGGGGTTTCTCTTTCTTGGTTAGCTACTGGCCATGAGGATGAGGCACTACCCACGAGAGATTTAGCTGATCAGCTGATACCATCCATACCTGCACGAAAACTCTCCGGAGGCACATTAGAGAATCAGGCTGATGTGAGTTTTAATCTTTCACTTTTTGGCTTTGATTTAACTAACCCCCTTTATATTCAACGCGGCTCGGTGTCATGGATCGTGGAAGGGGACGCTCAGACCATTGGTAATGGTGATTGGCTATTAGATATTGATGGAAATAAAGATATTTATAGCGTTTCACGCCTTCCGGGTAATAGGATCAAAGTTACTAACAATTCATCTTCATTTGAATGTTCAGAAAGTGATGTAAACCCTATTGGTTTCGTAATGCTGACAATATCCAAAAATTTATAGGGAAATTATGGCCGGGTTTATTTTATTAATAATAGCGACAGTGAGCGGTATTGTTTCAGCTCATATTAATTGTAAAGCAAAAAGCATCAGAGGTTTTAAAGCTTTTATGAGCCTATGCCTTGGTGGGGCAGTGCTGGGCACAATAATGCTTTTTAGTTTCTTAGCTCCTATGTGGGTTTCATATTCAATAGCGGCTGTATGTATTGCCATCCTAATCAATAATATATCTAAATTTAAAAAATCTTTGGTTAGATAACATGTCCATCAAAAAAATGTCATCTGGTGAATGGCTTGCTGATTTTTATTTAGATGGGCGCGGCAGTCGACGTGTCAGGAAAAGCTTCGCGACAAAAGGTGAAGCGGTAGCTTTTGAAGATTACACGCGCGCTGAGGCCGGAAAAAAACCGTGGATAAAAGAGAAGGAGGATCGCCGCAAGCTTAGTGAGCTGATAAGTCTCTGGGATTCTCTGCATGGGCAGTCGCTCAAGGCCGTCAAATCTCGCAAGGCTAAATTAGATATTGTGTGTGCCGGACTCGGAGACCCGATAGCCTCTCAATTGACGGCAAAAGATTGGGCGCATTATCGTGACCAGCGCTTGAAGGGTAAAATTTCTAATGGCTATCACGACGATGAATCAAAATGGAAAGTAAAGCCTATTACTGTCAACAGAGAGCAAAACTATCTTGCCGCTGTTTTCAATGAACTGAAGCGATTAGGGGAATGGTCTTTACCTAATCCACTGGAAGGTGTCAGGACGTTCCGGGAAGACGAAAAGGAAATGTCCTGGCTTACCTTAAGGCAGATCACAGAACTACTGAATGGCTGCGAGCTTTACGGAAAGCCAGACTTAAAGATGATATGCAAAGTTTGCCTGGCTACTGGTGCGCGCTGGACTGAAGCGGAAACCTTGACCCGTTCACAGCTATCACCTAATAAACTTTCATTCTTTAAAACTAAAGGCGGTAAAAACAGAACGGTTCCTATCCAGGCATGGCTTTATGACGAGCTAAAGGAACGGCAGGGCAGGATGTTTAAGCCATGCTATCAGGACTTCAAAAAGATGCTGGCTACTACTACTATCCAGCTTATAGAAGGTCAGAAGACCCATGTGCTACGGCACACTTTTGCCAGCCATTTTATGATGAACGGTGGCAACATTCTGGTGCTTCAAAGAATACTCGGTCACGCTAACATCCGTGAAACCATGAAGTATGCGCATTTTGCTCCAGACCATTTAGAAGAAGCGGCGGCGCTTAATCCTCTGACAAGTTTGATGTCCACAAATTGACTACGTAGCTTGTACGTGCTCGCATTTGGTTGCACCAGATATAGAACTAACTAACTGTTTTATAAATAAAAGTCTTATGTATCAATGGTGTCGTGAAAAAGCGTCTTAACTAAGGTATCGCTAACGCGACATCTAAAAGTTAATAGCAAACAAGGGGTTGGCATCTGCCAGCCCCTTTTTTTATGTCACTGCCAACCTTGCTGCCTACAGTTAATCGTCGTCCGGCCGCTGAAAATGATAAATCGCGGTATTAACCGGCCCTTCCTCTAAGACGATCAGGCCATAGCGACAGCCAATGAACTGACCACCGCACTTCTCAGCCACGCCCCGACTGGCCAGGTTATCCTCTGCTGCCAGAATCTCAATCACCCGGGTCTCTGGGCGTGAAAACCCCAGCGGCAGCAACGCGGCCACCGCGCGGCTGGCGATTCCCTGACGCTGTGCATCACTGCGAACCCAGTAGCCAATTGCGCTGGTGTCACCCGGATGACGGGCAAAGCGTATTCCTGCGCCCCCCAGCAGCTGGTCATGCTGATCAACGATGGCAAACTCTTCCGCTTCCTCTTTCATCCGTTGCCAGTGGGTAAAGCGGATCCAGCTTTCTGCTTCATGAGGCTGATAATCATGATGCGCCCAGACCATCCACGGGATAAGGCTATCCAGCGAGGCATTAACCGCAGTGGTAAACGCAGATATGTCGCTGAGCTCAAAAGGTCGCAGATAAATATTTTGTGGTGATGGGTACAT